GAAGATTGTGCAGGGTGACCCGAAGAATTGGGGTGAAAACGCGGAACCACAATGCCTAGAAATGAGGAGTTTATCGAGTGAAGAAATCGAAAAGCTCCCGGCTAATTGTGGCTCTTTGGGGTCTTTTGTTGAAAAGAAATATTACAATAACATCAACAGAGACACTAAGATAGTGAGAACACCACTTTTCCCGGATCAGACCTGTGCTCGCGCACCGGCTGTTTTGAAGAGAACTAACGGGATTGATCCCTTGCAGCTTGCCCTCAAGAAAGAGGAAGTTGCGGGTTTCAGTACCGAACATGAGTTTGGAAGAACCGCCTGGGGGTTCATGCAACAACGAATGGACCAGGTGTCGCCCAAAATACCGACAGTAATGGACGACAAAGAGTTGCTGACAAGACCAGTCAACTCAGAAAATCTGACAAATGTCAAGACCGCAACATCAAGCGGTTTCGGGTTTGTGAGTCATGCTGACCAACTACCCGGAAAGAATAAGTACGTTGTACCGACGGACGAATTTATTGATGACTTGCCGCATATGGTTTATGAGATGAGCCCTGAATTAGCAGGTGCACTGATCGATGCCATAAGAGAGATGGAACTAGGAATTGTTCCCGTTATACCCGCTCGAATGTCACTGAAGGACGAACTTCGTGACTTAATTAGAGTGGCGGCTTGTAAAACACGCATATTCAAAGCGTCGAATCTTTTGATGTTTGTGATAATGCGCAAATTCCATGGAGCATGGTTCGAGACATATACCCAGTTTTATGAATTGTTTCATCACGCAATTGGTGTAGACATTAATGGTCCCTTTGGCCAATGGCTCTTTGATGAACTCAAGGTGCCAGGAAGAATTGTCGTTTATGACATTTCTAATAATGATAACACTATACAGCGTTTTGATAACTATTCCTACACGCAAAGTGTAAGCCGATGGTTGTTGAGAAATCAACATATGCTCCCAGAGAAGTGGCGACGACCAACATACCCGAAAGTGCTAGAGACGTTGGCAGCGATGCTACTCGACCCCGTTATACAATACGACTCGTTCTTGTTTACGAAGCTTATTTCACTCTTGTCCGGTATACCCGACACAAGTATTAGAAATAGTACGATTAACAAGGTTCGTTTCGATGCGGTCACTCTTTATTTGATTAAGAAGAATGACCCTGCATTCTATAAATTAGTTTTGCAGAACGGAGTTGATTGGTATGACGCACTGATTTTCTCGAACCACCTAGGGGATGATGCTATAGCACGTTGCCCGATTGATATGCCTTACCTTGATTTTGAGGGA